ATCTGAAATAAAGTATTCATATGACAGGACAAAACATATTCATGGAGTTGCTCTTGAGACATTTCGGATAAAGATTTTGAAAAGTTGACACCAAATAGCACCATTTAGCACCAAATAGCACCTAGCAACTGTGATATACTGTAGTGGTAAAATTATATAGTATTGATTCATAAGGGACATAGCCGTTGCCATAGGTTGTGTCCCTTTTCTTATGCCCAGTGGTTATACAAACCCTCTCCCACCCCTTTAATGTGAATGATAATCTCTTGCCACTGGGCTATTTTGTTTGAGGTGTGATATGAGTGAGATTAAAAGGTTTGAGGTCGTGAGACCTGAATATAGTTTTGAATACATACATCCTGTACTTGGCAGATTGGCATTACCGATAGCCATGATAAAGGTGATGGTTAAGTGCACTAAGATATACAAACTTCAGCCGACTATAAAGTTGGGTGGGGAAGTAAAGAGTGTATGTAAACCGCTGTACAAGATTGTGATCCAGAAGAGAGTGAGAAAGAAACAGAAGTAATAGAAAGAAGGTGTGACATTATGGCTAAGCTGACAGCTAAACAGCAGAGATTCTGTGATGAATACCTGATTGACCTTAATGGCACACGAGCTTATAAGGTTGCTTATCCATCTGTGAAAAAGGATGAGACCGCAAGAGTTAATGCAAGTAGATTGCTAACAAATGCTAACGTCAAAACATATATTCAGGAACGTCAGAAAGAGCGTGAAAAACGCACAGAGATTACTCAGGACAGTGTACTACGAGAACTAGCACTGATTGCATTTGCAAAAGCATCTGACTATGCCAGAGTGGTTGAAAAGGACGCTATGGTAGAGGTTGATGGAAACATGGTCCCGGTACTTGACGAGGACGGCAATCAGGTGAAATACAGGACAGTAGAGCCTATCCTGACGGATGAACTTACAGAAGATCAGAAGAAAGCTATTGCAGTTATAAAAAAGGGTCGAGACGGCTTTGAAATAAAGCCTTACAGCAAGATACAGGCATTGGAGCTCCTGGGTAAGCATTTGGGTATGTTCACAGAAAAGGTGGAAGTGAAGAATACCACACCAAATGCATTTGAGGGGCTTACAACCGAAGAATTGAAGAAACTTATTGATGACGTATGATAGACATGACCCTTTATTACAGCAACAGCTAAAGATAGAGCTATCAAGGAGAGAGTTCTGGCAGTATTGCAAGCTGACTTCTCCTGATTTCTATAGTAACGACAGAGGCTTTCTGCATGATCTTGCAGATAAGCTACAGTGGTTCGTGGAAGATGCAGAACAACAGATAATGGTTGTAAATATGCCACCACGACATGGAAAGTCACGAACGGCTACCAAATTTGTCCAGTGGCTATTCGGTAAATATGGTATAGACAAAAAGGTTATGACAGGTTCATATAATGAGACGTTGTCAGGAACCTTTGCAAAGGCTGTCAGGGATGTTATAGCAGAAAAGCCTACAGAGGGCATTCTGACATATGGAGATATATTCCCTGGCACAAAGATAAAGTATGGGGAGGCTGCAGCACAGAAATGGAGCCTTGAGGGTAGCCAACAGGCTAATTACCTTGCAACTTCTCCAACAGGAACAGCAACCGGATTTGGTTGTAATATTATGATAATAGATGATCTTATCAAGAACAGTGAGGAAGCCTACAACGAATCAGTATTGCAGAAGCAGATTGACTGGTTTAACAATACAATGCTGTCCAGAACTGAGAATGATTTCAAGATTATCATAATAATGACAAGATGGTCAACAAAGGATCTAGCCGGTTATGTACTTGCAAATTATGACGATGTAGTACATATCAATTATAAGGCAGTACAAGACGATGGAACAATGCTCTGTGAAGCTATCCTGTCATATAAGGACTACAAGATAAAAACAAAGAACATGAATAAGGATATAGTCCTTGCGAATTATCAGCAGGAGCCAATAGATGTCAAAGGCAGATTATACAGCCATATTAAGACATATACGGATATTCCAAGGGATAGTAAGGGCAATAGTCTGTTCAAATATATATTGAATTATACAGATACAGCGGACACAGGTAGTGATTATCTGTGTTCTATTTGTTATGGCATGTATGAGAGTACATACTACATACTTGATGTTTTATATACAAAGGCACCTATGGAAGTGACTGAACCAGCGACAGCTCAGATGTTGACTAAGAATAATGTCGGTAATGCTTTGATAGAAAGTAACAATGGCGGTCGTGGATTCAGCAGGAATGTAATAAGAGAATTGAAAGCATTAGGGAATACCCACACTAAAATACAGTGGTTCTTTCAATCAAAGAATAAGACATCAAGAATCTTGTCGAACAGTACAGGAGTAATGCAGAATGTAGTCTTTCCGGTGAACTGGGAAGACAGATGGCCAGACTTTGCAAAAGCAATAAGGAAGTATCAGAAAGAGGGTAAGAATGCACACGATGATGCGCCTGATGCTCTGACTGGTGTATATGAGAATGATAAGCCGAAGGGAACATGGCTGGTATAGCGAGGTGAAAAGGTGTTAACCACTGATGAAATAAAGGTATTGATTGATAATGACAAAACATCAGATAAGAAGCAGTTTGCCAGAATAGGCGAAAGATACTATGATGGCGATCACGACATAAAGAAGTATAGATTGTTTTACTACAATGCTGACGGCAAGTTAGTAGAGGATCTAACACGGAGCAATGTGAGGATATCGCATCCGTTCTTTACTGAGCTTGTAGATCAGTGTACTCAGTATGTGATGTCTGGTGATCGTTTTGTTGTAGCAGATGATCAGAAGTTACAGACCTATATGGATAACTATTTTAATAACAATGATAGTTTTATATCTGAACTATCAGACTGTATAACAGATAGTCAGGTAAAGGGCTGGGCATATATGTATGCATACAAAAATGCAAAAGATAAGATGGCATTTGCGGCGGCTGATGCGCTGGATGTAATAGAAGTCAGAGAAAAAGATGCGGACGATGGATGCAAATATACGATATACCATTACATTGAACGCATCGACAAGGGTAGGAAGATAATAAAACGCATACAGGTATGGGATGAAAAAGAAACATGGTTCTATACTCAGGTTGATGGTGGAGATATACAGCTTGATGAATCAAAGCAGGTAAACCCAAGACCGCATGTATTATATACACAAGGAGATAAGAAAGATGCTACTTATTTTGATGGATTTGGGTATATCCCATTTATCCGGCTGGATAACAATAAGAAGCAGATTTCAAGCCTTAAACCGGTGAAACCACTTATAGATGACTATGACTTAATGGCTTCAAGCCTGTCAAACAATCTCATTGACTTTGATTCCCCAATCTATGCAATAAAAGGATTTGAGGGAGATAATCTTGATGAGCTTCAGACAAACCTTAAGACAAAGAAGATAGTTGGTCTGGGGGAAGAGGGCGGAATTGACATTAAAACTGTTGATGTCCCATATCAGGCACGACAGGCGAAGCTTGAACTTGACGAGAAGAACATATACCGGTTTGGAATGGGGCTAAACACCGCCGGGCTTAAGGACACAAGTGCAACTACAAACATTGCAATTAAGGCAGCATATTCATTGCTTGATCTGAAAGCAAAAAAGATAGAGAAAAATCTCAAGAAGATGCTGCGTAAGCTGGTTGAGATAGTCGTAGATGAGATTAACAATGCGGATGGAACCGCATATCAGGTTGAGGATGTCCGGTTTGAGTTTACTCATGAGATTATGAGTAATGCGCAGGAAAATGCACAGATCAAACTGACCGAAGCACAAACCAAGCAGGCAGAGATTAATACGATCTTGAGCGTTGCGAATGTGCTTGATGATGAGACTGTAGTTAAGTCTATTTGCGATTGGTTAGATATTGATTATGACGAGATCAAAGACAAGCTGCCGGCAAAGGAAGAAGACGATACGAAAAAAGCGCAGGATCTGTTGAAAAAGGTAAATGTAGAGACTGGTGGTGAAGAATAAAGATGGAGAATGTAACATATTGCAAAATAGATAGCAATTTGAGAAAGATTACACTTCCGGGAAATGAGAAGATACTCGGAGTATATCATGATAAAAATGTGACAAGAAAGCATTTTAAAATGCCGAGATATTATCAGGATAATGACATGTCTGAGTTCAGCATAAAGGTCAATTATGTGAATGAGGACAAGGAAACAGATTGTTATGCAGTCGATGACTTAGCTGTGACCGATGAAGATTACATTACATTTTCATGGCTTGTAGGTACTACAGCTTGCAGAGTGCCTGGCATGGTTGGATTTGTGATCTGTTTTACTAAGGTAGATGAAGAATCAAGTATAACACAGGAATACAATACAGAGCTTGCAGTTGGAAAGGTTCTCGATGGCTGTGAATTCGGAGAAGTGACTAATGATAAGACGGAAAAAGATATAATTGCACAGTTCCGTCTGTTATTGCAGCAATTAAAAGATGAGCAGGACAAAGCTGTAAAGGAAATAGGAACAAGCATTGATACTCTTAACAGAAAATTTGAAGATAAATGCACAGAAGTTGATGGTTTGCTTGATACAAAGGCAAGCACAAAAGATGTGATTGTGAATCTTCTTCCAAAGAAGGCTGCCAGTACATTTACAAATATGGGAGTTACTATAAAAAATGATAACGAAGGAGTATATACAGTAAGTGGAACTGCTGAACAAAATGTAATTTTTGGTCTTGGTGGTTGGATTACACCTAAAAAATTTAAAACAAAGTTGTTGGGCGCACCGACTGGAAGTAGTATTGATACATACTATATAGATTCTTCATCTGGAAATGCCTATGCAGAAGGGCTTATTCTTGAACCAAATAAAATGATTGGAGTTCCGCATATCGTCATAAAAAAAGGTGTAACGCTGAACAATGTGAAGTTCAAACCAATGCTTACAGCATGTTTGGATGCTACATATGACGACTATGTACCTAATGTTGCATCTCCATATACCGCAACAACTTTTAGTAAGGTATTTTCAGAATTTGTAAAAAACACACAGAAAACGGAGGAAGATTTAAAAAAATCTGTCAGTGATGGCAAGACATTGCTTGCGGAGGCTATCACTGAAAAAGGAATTGATACCGCAAGCACAGCGTCGTTTAGCACGATGGCTAAGAATATTCAGCAGATTCCAACAGCCGGATATGGAGTGAGCGGATATGTCGATACAACGATACAGGCAGACGGTTCACTGACAGCCATATATGGCTTGTATGAAGAACAGGAGGCATAATGAGTATATTAGGGTATAAGACTATAAAACTGTATAAAACGAAGGTTACACTGGGCAGCAGCTCGGAAGAATATGAGGCAGATATAACAGATGAGAAGATGCAGGAGATTGCTACAGCTTTGGGTTGTAATTTACAGATTATGACAAGTGGTAGCAAGTGGCTGCTTTACAAGGGCAATAATACGGATAATGGCTGGTTATGTCAGATTGTCAGTGGCTATTTTGAGGTTCGAAGATATATCAACGGTCAGGCAACTTCAACAAATACCACTGGCACTAATATGCAGTGCCGTGTTTTACTAACAAATTCAGCGGTCTTAAAGAATCTGTCATTGCGCTATTCAAAAGGAAAAAATGGAGCATCACTTTTTAAATTTGGCACAGAGGAAAATGCAATCTTACAATATTGTATATGTGAGGCATCCGTTGTTGGCACAGATGAAAAAATAGCTGTATATGGATATATTTCAGGTGGAAGCTATATGCTCTCATTATCGGACAGCACATCAATAATTTATAATTTGGATAACTATTATGGATATGCTGACAATATGGTTCTTATGAGTGCGATTGCATTAAAAGATAAAAATGCAATCGTTGACGGACTTTATAGATGCGACATAAATAAATACACAGATGAGCATTATGTGTTTGATCTAAATGGGAAAAAGTATATTACGAGTGATGGTGGAATACCCATGAAATGGGCAATCGAGCTTGATGATTCAATGTTAGAGTAATATGAACAAGAGACAGAAAGAAGTAATCGAGGAACAACTGCATAACGAGAAAAAAACTATAGCCAGTCTGAAGAATACATATAAGCAGGCACTGAAAGATTGTGAGCAGAAGATCAGAGAGTTGTCTGCAAGGACAGATATGGAAAATCTGCAAAGCATAATCTATCAGAGAAGATATCAAGAGGCATTAAAAGCACAGCTTGAAGGTGCCCTGAGTGCCTTGCAGAGTAATGCATATGCAACTGTATCAGATTATTTGACAAAGTGCTACAACGATGGCTATGTTGGGACTATGTATGATCTGCATGGACAGGGTATACCTATCGTTACACCTATAGATCAGAAAGCTGTTGTTAGAGCTGTTGAAACAGATAGCAAGTTAAGCAAGAGCCTATATGATAGAATGGGCGAGGATGTGACATACCTCAAGAAAGCAGTTAGGGCAGAGGTATCAAGGGGTATAGCCAATGGATCAACATGGAATGAAGTAGCTGGTAAGCTTTCACGGCATATGGCAAATACTCCATTTCAGAAGGCTTACAACAATTCAATCCGTATAGCAAGAACGGAAGGACACCGCATACAAGTACAGTCGGCTATGGATGCTCAAAAGATAGCTAAGAGTAAAGGAGCGGACATAGTAAAGCAGTGGGACTCTACGCTTGACGGCAATACAAGAGATCTGCATAGACTGCTTGATGGACAGATTCGTGAAATAGATGAACCTTTTGAAGCTGGTGGTTGTAAGGTCGAGGCTCCTGGAATGTTTGGAGATCCGGCAGAGGATTGTAATTGCCGGTGCTGCTTATTGCAGAGAGCAAGATGGGCATTGGATGATGATGAGCTTCAGCGACTGAAAGATCGAGCGGAATACTTCGGGCTGGATAAGACGACAGACTTTGAGGAGTACAAAGAAAAGTATTTTAAGGTGTCGTTTGAGATTACGCATGAAAAAGAACAAAGTAAGCCAAAATATATTTATCAAGACACAGTTATTCATAAAAAAATAATAGAATCTCCGGATTACAGAAGAAAATTCAACCAAGTATCAGATAGTGATAGGGTTAATAGAATCGCATGGCAGCGATCAAAAGAAATGTTAACTCATCGTTCGGGAACAAGATACGAGGATATTGCTTTTGTTGACTATTTGACTGGAAAATCAAAAATAAATAAGGAGTATCATGAGGAAAGTACAGCAAAGCCAAATAAAGGAATGATAGAAATGTTGTACAACAGCAAGCCAAATACAATCATAGCAATCCATAATCATCCAGGAAGTAGCGTGCCAAGTTTGGCAGATTTAATGACTTGCAAAAAACGTGCTTATAAATTTGGACTAGTTGTATGCCATGATGGGAAAATATATAAATATTCAGTGGATAAAGAGAAATTTAATGCGCCAATAGCGTCATCTGCACTTGCTCAATTAGAGATAAAGGGTTATAATGACAATGTGAGAAGTATATTTGAAGATGCTGGAGTAAAAATGGAGGTGTTATAATGGATAAAGAGACAGAATATCAGAGAATATGCGATAAACTAGGCTTTATTCCATCGGAATTTAAAGCACCTGATTTTGAAACAGAGGATGATTCTTGGACTAACCCTTTTTCAGCTCTGACAGTTGAAGAAAACGTTTTTTTGTATGAGAACGGATATTTGAATAATAAATAAAGAACTAAAACATAATATTTAGTTAATTCAGACCATGATAAAAACATGGTCTTTTTTTATGCCCAAAATCGGCTTAAGGCGGTAAAACTGTGACGATAAAAATAACTCCGGCAAGAGTGATAACTGCCATGTGTGGCTAAAGAAAGGATGGAACAATGGAATTAAAGGAACTGTTAGGAGAAGAATTGTACAAACAGGTACAGGCAAAGATTGACGAGAAGAACAGCGCAGAGACGGATAAACTCAAGCATGTAAGATACACAGATCTGTCCGAGGGCAAGTACGTCAGCAAGGAGAAGTATGATTCAGAGCTTGAAAAACTCAATGGACTGATCACCGGCAAAGACACGGAGATTGGCAATGCAAATAAGCTCATTGAGGAACTGAAAAAAGCATCTAAAGGCGATGAGGGGATGCAGCAGAAGATTTCTACTTATGAAGCTGAAAATACAAGACTGCAGCAGGAACTTGAGGAAACGAGAGTTAATTCAGCTATTAAGGTTGCATTATTATCTGCTCATGTAAGTGATGTTGATTATGTTGCTTACAAATTAAAGGCAAACCTGAAAGAAAAGAATACGGAGCTTAAACTGGACGATGATGGCAACATCAAAGGATGGGATAGCATGCTTACAGATCTCAAGACACAGCTTCCGAACCAGTTTGAAAGTGCTGGAAGTAACCAGAAGAACATCCTTGAAAATCAGCTTCAGAAGGGTGATCCGAACGCAAATAACAGTGAGCCGAAGACGCTTGCAGAGGCATTAAAACAGCAGTATGAAAATGCAAATAATAACCAGTAAAAGAAAGGAATGGTGAAAACTATGGCAATGACATTAGAAGAACTTAAGAAAGGTATGAGTGATAAGGTATTCTCACAGATCGTGGATATCTTCCTCAGACAGTCAACAATACTTCAGATGCTCACATTTGATGACTGTGTATCAGCATCAGGTGGTGGCTCAACAATGAAGTATAAGTATCTCAGAAAGGTACTTCCAGCAACAGCAGAGTTCAGAAAGATAGGTGGCTCTTACACTGCATCAGCGGCTACTAAGCAGGAGTGCGAGGCTAATCTTGCAATCATGGGCGGAGCTGTTCAGATGGACAGAGTGCTCAATAGAGTAGCAGGCAACTTTGACAATATGGCATATCAGATAGAGGAACATATCAAGGCAGTGGTAAACCTCTTCCACTATACACTGATCAATGGTGATGCAACTACAACAGCATCAACTGATCACCCTGAGTTCCAGGGACTTGATTCAATGCTCGCAGGAACAACGACAGAATACGGCACAGACAAGGCTATTGATCTGTCATCTATCACAGCGATCAAGTCTAATGCTGATGAGTTCTATGAGGCACTGAGCCTTCTTGTCAAGACTACAGATGCTGATGCAGTGCTTACAAACACAGAGATGATCACAAAGATTCAGACTGTAGCCCGTATCCTTGGATACAAGACTGAGAGTGAGGAAGCATTCGGAAAGCGTATCACTACTATTGATGGTGTCAAGCTTGTTGATATGCAGGACTATTACACTGTAAGCAGTGGTGCTGCAACTGCTGGCCATGTTGTCAAGAAGGGACTTTCAAGAACCATCGCAAAGGAGAGTTCGGCAACAACAGGTCTTACAGACGTCTATGCAGTCAAGTTTGACGTAAACGATGGATTCCACGGAATCAGCCTGAATGGTGGTTCTGTAATCGATCAGTATCTTCCAAACTTCAACGAGCCTGGCACTGTCAAGGACGCAGAGGTTGAGATGATCGCAGCTACAGTCCTGAAGAATACACAGCATGCAGGTGTACTCAGAAATATCAAGATTGCATAAGGAAGGATGGGTGATTGAATATGGCAACAAAGGAAACAAAGACCGTAGAACAGACAAGTGAAGTTATTGAGCCTGTAGTGGCAGAGCCAAAGACAGAGAGTGAGCCTACAGGCTGGACAGTATCTGTTAATGATAACGCTACTTACTGTGGAATTGGCGCCGGTGGTGTCCAGTTCGCAAACGGAAAGGCAGAGATCACATCAAAGCGTATGGCAGAGTGGTTCACGGAGCATGACGGGTATACTGTTATCCCTAAGAAGTAAGGCGGTGGTCATATGATCATGACTGTCGATGAACTTAAGAAGTACGTAGACACCAAGGAGAAAGCTCCGGTGCTTGAGGATAAGCTTCAGGCACTGGAGCTCCTGATCAGAAAATATACAAGCAACAACTTTCAGGATCGGAACAGGCGGTTTGTGGCTCCTGTGGACGCTGTGACAGGCTTTCAGTATGCATCTGAGTTGTTCAGGGTTGGCGACACTATACAGGTGTCAGAGTCACGCTACAACGATGGCTTGTACACCATCAAAGCTGTGGATATGGACAATGGACATATAGAGGCGAATGAGGAGCTTGTAAGCGAACCGGTCGCCATGGTGACAAAGATAGTATATCCGATGGATATCAAGTTGGGAGTAGCCAACATGCTTTCATGGGACCTGAACAACCGGGATAAGGTCGGTGTACAGTCTGAGACCATCAGTAGGCATTCTGTGACCTATTTCAATATGGACGGCGACAATTCCCTTATGGGATATCCAAAGTCACTTCTTGGTTTCTTAAAACCGTACATGAAAGCGAGGTTTTGAGATGCGAGGAATAGGCGGAAATGCAGTTGCAGATATACAGATCAAGAGTATAACCAGAAATGAGATAGGCGAACAGGAAGTCACATGGATATCTGAAGATACCTTGACCGGATGGCTTGACCTCTCAGGCGGTGACAGCAAGTACACAACATACAATGCCAAGGTGCAGGAATCCACGCATATGTTCGTGGCTGATTATAAGCAGCTCAGTGACATGATCAAGGCTGAGAACAGTCGTATGGTGGTTAATGGTCAGGTATATGACATTATGCTGATAGATGACCCCATGGGCATGCATGAGCAGCTTGAGATATATCTGAAGTATACAGGAGGGCAGTAATGGGAAATGTGGAGTTCACAGACAACAGAATAAAGGTTGAGGCGGCTCTGGATGATGCCATTGTTGCATTCCTGTATGAAGTTGCTGTAGAGGTTGAGGCTCAGACCAAGATAGCACAGACAAGAGTTGATACAGGTCACACCAAAGGCGAATGGACTCACTATGTCGATGAAGATAAGGGTGAGGCTGTAATTGGAAATCCTAGGGAGAATGCTATCTGGGAAGAATACGGCACAGGCGAATATGCTTTGAAAAAGAATGGCCGTAAAGGCGGATGGTGGGCTCCTGTGGGACCTGATGGAATGAGTTTAAAACAAGCCAGCAAATTCAGTAAGGTAAAAAAGGATAAGGCAGGAAATATAGTAGCTGTTTTTACCTATGGTAAGAAACCTCTCAGGCCTTTACAGAAAGCCTTCGACAAGAGCAAGAGCAAGATCATTAAGCGACTTGGATCTATTCTCAATCAGACATTTAGAGAGTAAGGCGGTGATGGCATGACAGGCGAGACATTATCATATATCAACAGTGTACTCACAGATGAGCTTGAGATTCCATATGCATTCATGGAGTGGCAGGACGACCCACCAGAGGCATACTTTGTCGGTGAATATTCTGAAGGTGATACACCTGAGGAAGATGGATGTCAGGAAATAACATTCATCATAGATGGATTCACAAGAGGCTCATGGTTCAGTCTGGAGAAGTACAAGCAGAAGATAGAACAGAATATTGAACGAACGGCAATCCTTGCAAGTGGTGCGGGGGTTGCCGTTTTTTATGGGAATGCGTCACCGGTGCCAACAGGGGATGCAGACCTCAAACGGATACAGATCAATTTGACGATTAAAGAATATAAGAATGGAAGGTGATTATAACATGGCAGATACATTAACTTTTGAAGAGTTCAAGTCATCCGGTATCACAGACAAGACACCGAAGAACATTGTGTTTGGTGCCGGAACGATTCACAAAGGGCTCAAGTATGACGCATCAAAAAAGACATGGAACTTTGCCGAATCTCTGATCGGTGCTACATCCGGCGGAACGAAGCTGTCTATTAAGCCGGAACTTAAAGATATTGAAGTAGATGGAGCAGTGGTTAAGGTTAAGGATTTGACGGTTAAAACTGGCGAGACAGCACAGATGGATACAAACATGGTGGAGCTGTCGCCTGAGACGATTAAGATGGCTATTATCGGGCAGAATGGCACATCAACAGCGGAAGGATACGATGTGATCGAATCCAAGGCAAGAATTGAAAAGGATGATTATATTGAGAACTTCGGATATATTGGAAGATTCTTAGATGGTCGTCCTGTTATCGTGATCTTTGACAATGCGCTCTGTACATCAGGCCTTGAGATAGAGGGCAAGAACAAGGAGAATGGCACATTTGCGCTGACTGTTGAGTGCTATGCGGATCTGTCACCGGCAGCTGATACATTGCCATATCACATCTATCTGCCTACCGGCACGACAACGGAGCAGGTTCAGCAGTCTATAGATTCCAGTACAGAAGTAACAAACTAATTGACATAGAAAAGGAGAGATAATCATGGGAACAACCGAGATAAAAGAGAATGAGAATATAGAGACAACAGACACCGCAGAGCTTGCAGTTGATGAAATTGAGCTTGATGCAGCGGCACTTGCGATTGATATCGCAGAGATAGCAGCACCTAAGCCGTACACCCTCAGAAATCCAAAGGCTACAGATATAGCCGCATTCCTGAAGCTGTTCAGCAAGCTTGGAGTGAAAGACTTCAAAGATTCATTCAGCGGCAATGGGTTCAAAGAGCTTATAGCAAAAGAACGTGAGAAGCTTGCTGGTGATGGCGAGGATGATGAGGACACATCGAAGTTCCTTGAGAATGTTGGTGTTGGTCTTGCATTCGAGCTTGCAGATGTGATCCTGGCAAAGCTGTCAGACTGCCAGCGTGAGGTATTTATCTGCCTGTCACACCTGTCAGGTATGACAGTGGATGAGGTAGCAGATCTTGACCTTTCTGTATTCACACAGATGTTATATGATGCAGTCACACTTCCGGGCTTTGCGGATTTTATCAAGGTTGTTTCAAGATTGTTCGAGAAGAAACAGTAGGCTATCTCAAGTTCATGGATCTCATATTTAAACGATATGCAGATCCGTACACTCTGCTTGATACGATGATAGACAATCAGAGCTTTGATGAGTTTGTATGCACGTTTGTGCGTCTTGACGATGATGATAAGCTCTGGGATATGTATATCCATAAGTGCTGGGAGAACATATCATTCAATGACTTCAAGGCAAGGCTGTATGGCACATCAGGTGGCAGTTCACAGCCTGCCAGATCAGGAGCATTTGAAAGCAGAGACGAACTTGAAACAACCATAAAGGATTCTATGTCGATCATAGAGAATTTTAAACCATAGGGGCACACAGAACGTGTGTCTCTATTTTTTTATTATCGAGGAAAGGGGGGAGACCCTTTTGGAAGTATTTAAGATACTGGGAAAGATTGCCATAAAAAATGATGAGGCTAAGAAAAGCTTAAATGAGACAAGTGAAACTGCTGAGAAGACGCAAAGTAAGCTGAGCAGGATATTCCAGTCTATAGGCAGAAGTGCTATAAAAAACAACTCGGAGATATCGGAAAGCAATGCTAATACAGGTAAAAGCTTGTCACAAATAGCAGCCGAATCAGGAAAGACAGTCAACCAGTTAAAAAGTGATGTGGGAAAAGCTGCAGCAGAGTATAGAAAACAGGGGATGAGTGCATCTGAAGCTATGAAGAAAGCCTATGCAGACATTGGATATGTAGCTGGTGAGACGCACAAGAAGGTAGACAAGCACCTTGATAAGACTGGAAAGAAGACAGTGGATATCAAGGCTAAAATGAAGTCAATGTTTTCAGCCATAGGTAAAGGTGCTCTTACATCAGTAAAAGCACTAGCTAAAGTATCAGTAGCGGCGGCTAAGATTGGAGTAGTCGCAGCTACCGTTGTGGCGACTGGTTTAACTGCAATGACAAAGAGTGCTGTAGAGCAGTATGCGGACTACGAGCAGCTTGTCGGTGGTGTTGAGACACTGTTCAAGGACAGTTCAGATAAGGTTGTTGAGTATGCAAATAATGCATATAAGACGGCGGGACTGTCGGCGAATGAGTACATGGACACTGTAACAAGCTTTTCAGCGTCGCTGCTCCAGGGATTGGGTGGTGACACAGAAAAGGCGGCTGAAACTGCCAATTTGGCCATAACAGATATGTCGGATAATGCCAACAAGATGGGTACTGATATGGCATCTATACAGAATGCGTATCAGGGCTTTGCAAAGCAAAACTACACCATGCTTGACAACTTGAAGCTTGGTTATGGTGGTACTGCATCCGAGATGGCAAGGCTTATCAATGATTCTGGTGTACTCGGTGACTCCATGACTGTGACAGCAGATAATGTCAATAGTGTATCGTTTGATAAGATGATAGAGGCTATTCATGTTGTACAGACTGATATGGGGATAACAGGCACAACCGCAAAAGAAGCAGCAACGACAATACAGGGTTCCATCGGCATGATGAAGTCTGCATGGACGAATCTGCTCACAGGAATGGCAGACCCATCACAGGACATGGGAGTGCTGATCAATAACCTTGTTGATTCTGTGATGGCTGTAGCTGATAACCTTGTACCACGAATAGCAGACACACTGCCAAGGATAGTTACAGGTATATCAAGTCTTGCACAGAAATTGGCACCATATATACCGCCACTTATAGAACAGATACTGCCATCACTGATACAGGGCGCAACATCGTTGCTGTCCGAATTGGTGAATAACCTTCCTGGCATACTTGAAACCTTGTTGCCGGGTATAGGTGGAGAACTGGGGCAGACACTTACATCTGCATTACAGTCTATATTCGGAACTTTGCAAGCTATTTTGCCTACTATATTATCCCTTGTTAATACACTGTTACCACCATTATTGCAGATAGTTCAGACTATTTTGCCGCCGCTTACGAATTTGATTAATATGCTTTTACCGCCTATTGTGCAGATAGTGTCGCAGATTCTTCCTGTTTTGATTTCAATTTTGCAACCGGTACTGGAATTATTGCAACCAATACTTGATCTGCTTAATCCAATTATAAATCTGATCTTAATGATATTGGATCCATTGATGGAACTTATCAATATGATCCTGCCTCCGCTCGTTGAGGTGATAAGTCTGATATCAGAAGAGATACTCGGAGTGCTGAAACCGATACTTGAATGGTTTTGCGAGATGCTTGAGATCACATTGGAAGCGGCGATTATTGCAATTATGGCAGTTATCAACAACTGTCGTAAATCGTTTTCAATGGCTTGGAAAGGCATTAAGAAAGTCTGGAATGCAGCACCTGCCTTTTTTAAAGGCATATGGAATGGTATAAAATCAGCATTTGCAGCAGTAGGAAAGTTTTTTAAAGGCATCTTTACAACAGCGTGGAATGGAATTAAGAGTGTTTGGTCGGCTGTTACTGGATTTTTCAGTGGAATCTGGAATGGAATAAAAGGTGCATATGCATCAGTAGGTACATGGTTTAGTGACATTTTTGGTAAGGCTTGGACTGGTATCAAGAATGCATTTTCACCGATGGTTAAGTTCTTTTCAGATACATGGCAGAAGATTAAGGATATCTTTTCCAAGGTTGGAACAGCTATCGCAGATGGCATCAAGGGAGCCGTTACAGCAGCTATCAATGGCATATTAGGTACAGCGACAAAGATCATTAATGGTTTTATATCTGCAATCAATGCTTGTATATCCGTTATTAATGCGATTCCGGGAGTATCAATTAATAAGCTTGATAAATTGAATGCACCACAGCTTGCAGAAGGTGGTGTACTTAAGAAAGGTCAGGTCGGTATTCTTGAAGGTAATGGAGCCGAGGCTGTAGTGCCGCTAGAGAAGAATACAGAATGGATCAGTAAGGTAGCAGACCAGATGTCAGCAGCAACAGGAAGAACAGTAGACAATGAATCAGAGTTATCAAAGGTTCTGTATTTGATTCTTGATGTGGTAAGACATATTGATGAAAATATGTATGAATACATGGTAAGAGCACTTACAGAAGGTACGAAGCTTAAGATTGATGGTAGAGAATTTGGAAGGATGGTGAGAACATATGCTTGAGAATATAAAATATGTAAATAGTCAGGGGAATGTTCTTGAATTTGGAAAGAAATATATCTTTGCAAACGAAAATGACCTTCGAGACTATCAGTGGGTCTATGATAGTGATCGGAAAAGTGTAGAGAATTTTCGAAAGAAAATTACAGAAAAGACGCTTCCGATCACTATTTGTTGCCCGACTCCGAGGATATGCAGGAATGTAAAGAATGATATGTTTGAACTGTTTGAACAGGATATCATCAATGAAGTGCCTGGAAAACTGTATATTGGCAATTATTACCTTGAATGTTTTATTTACGCAAGTGATAAGTCAGAGTATTTGGTAGGGCCATATACAAAGTTATCTTTAAAGGTTGTAACAATTACAGATACATGGGTGAAAGATGAATTGTTCCAGTATCGATATGAAACGATAGAATCAGATGATAGTGGACGTGGGTATTCATATGGTTATGAATATGATTATTCCGCTTCACCAGGGAATGCTACACAGTTTGCAAATAGTAATTTTAATGAGGCAGAATTTATTATGACCATCTATGGATATGCGCAGAATCCGGCTATATCAATAGGTGGTCATATATATGCGTTAAACTATACTATTCAGGCTGGTGAAAGAGTAGAGATTGATTCAAAACGGCAGACTATAAGGCTATATAAAATGAATGGAGCAACTGTAAATATATTCCGATTCAGAGACAGAAAGAATGATATATTTCACAAAATTAAATCCGGAGAACAGGCTATATATTGGAATGCAGATTTTAATTTTGATTTGCTTTTGAAAGCTGAAAGGAGTGAACCGATTTGGATGTGATCTATACAGACCGAAATCTTAATGATGAAGGTTGCCTGCATCATTATAATATTGATCTTGATATTGCAAATGAGAAGAATTTTGAGATCACAGTTGGTATTAAGAATAATGTCATGCGTGGAGGCTATTGGTGGTATGTCAATGATACGGAGTATGGTGGTGTTGTAGATTCCGTAAAAGTGATAACGGAGAATAATGAGATCAGATATTCAGGCAGAAGTTTCAGGGGAGTACTTATGAGTAAGATCATAGAGCCTCCGTCTGGGGCAGCCTACCGGATTGTATCAGGAGATGCTGGAAACATTATTCAGGATCTTATAAATTTATGTGGACTGTCAGCGGTATTTGCTGCCGAACGTATTGGATACACAGTAAAAACATTTCGGTTTGACCGATACATAGATCTATATACCGGGTTAGTTAAGCTTGGCAAAGCTATAGGTATGAATTTGTACTTAATCGTTAAAAATGGAATAGTGCATGTATCATATGTTCCAGTGATCGATTATTCCGACCGGATAGAATACAACCAGAACGATGTTAATTTCACTATTGAGAAGACATATAGAGGTGTAAATCATCTTATATGTCTTGGTAAAGGAGATCTTCAGGACAGAACTGTAGTGCATTTATATGCTGATGCAAATGGAAATATAAGCACATCTCAACGTCTATATGGAATTGAGGAATATGTGAGCACTTATGAGAACACATCTGCAGAATCTGATGAGGACCTTGTCTCTGGTGGAACAGAGAGATTGCAGGAATTAATAGGAGCTGATGCATTTGCAGTTACAAGCAGTGATACTGAGCAACATATAGGTGATATAATTGGCGGATATGAAAGCGTGACAGATTCCTATGTAATAAGCAGTATCACAAATATAATAGTCAAGTTAGATGATGATACAGTTGATATATCATATAGTGTAGGTGATGCTACACGGAAAGGATAAGTAATGAAAATAGTAACAGGAAAAACCGGAGTAAATCATGTAACGGCAGATGATGACCGAGCGTTGAATCTTGGAATCATTGGAAAAGATAACTATGTGCTGCCAGTTGGAGATATGTTCAAGTTGACTATGGTCGATGTCAATACTGCAAGAGTATCCTGTGGGGATCTGGTTATGAAAGGGTGTCATGCTCGGATCCCTGCAGGAGATTATGACGATCTTATGATTGACAGCGGCAGTCAAGGATACAACCGGAAAGATCTTATTGTAGCAAAGTACAAAAAAGACACTGGCATTGAAAATGTAACACTTGAAGTAATTAAAGGTACACCATCTGCAGGGACAGCAGCAACACCAGAATATCCGACAGGAAGTATATATTGGGGAGCAGCAGAAGATACCTTCCCACTGTATGAGATTAATATCAATGGTATTAATATAGGAACAGTAAAACCTCTTTTTGAGATATTATATTCAAGGCTGTCATCGGTTTACACAAAGGCAGAGACGGATGATCATATAAAAAATGCTGTTGATAAGGAGACACAGGCAAGAACATCTGCTATTGATGGAGTAAAAAGTGACATATCATTATTGTCAAAAAAAGATACTGAACTTTCACAAGGTATAGATGATAATAAAAATAAACTGGATGCTGTAAACGCAGATATAGAATCCGTAAATGCTTCTGTAAAGAACTTATCTGACAAACATACTGAAGACATTAATAATGTTAATGAAAGCATCAACACAGTGGTTGCAGATGTATTAAAGTTACAGAATGTTGATAACAAATACAGTGCAGAGTTCACAAATATAGCAGGTGTAATGTCATTGCCGTTACTGCCGGATGAAACAAAAGTGTCAACAATAGCGGATGTAAGAAAGGTACTTGATCCGCTTGTAGCATCTCTGCATGACGGATTTATTAATCTTGCAAAAATCAAGATAGAATCTGGTGGAAGTATTATAAACCCCGGTGGCGGAATGATCGGATCATAGAAAGGAGAATGAAAACATGAAACAGTTTATATGTACAATGATCGGAGCGGTTGGCTCCGGAATAGCAGCATTGTTTGGAGGATGGGACACCGGACTGGTGTCTCTTTTGATTTTCATGGGGCTTGATTATGTATCAGGTCTTGTGGTCGCAGGAGTGTTTCACAAGAGCAGAAAAACGGACACCGGCAGCCTTGAAAGCAAGACGTGCTGGAAAGGGTTATGCCGTAAATGCATGACGCTTGTATTTGTTCTTGTGTCGTACAGGCTTGATTTGATTATCGGAACAAACTATATCAGGGATGCGGTAATCATAGCATTCCTGGCAAATGAATTAATTTCATTGGTTGAAAATGCAGGTTTAATGGGGATTCCGTTGCCAGCAGTGATCACGAAAGCTATCGACATTCTACAGAAAAAATCAGAAAGTGAGGAATAAAAACATGATGAAAGGTATTGATATTTCAAAGTGGCAGGGTACAGTCGACTTTACCAAAGTTGCAGCAAATGGGATTCAGTTTGCGATTCTTCGTGAAGGTTATAGTCAGGCAGTAGATGACAAGTTCTTTGAATATGCAAAGGGATGCCGTGCCAATAACATTCCAGTAAAAGGTGTATATCATTTCAGTTATGCACTTAATGCTGAACAGGCAAAGAACGAAGCGGCATTTTGTATTAAACAGGTTGAGAAAGCTGGACTTGGCAAAGATACAGTGATCTTCTATGATTTTGAATATGACACTGTAAAACAGGCGAAGAAAAAGGGTGTCAACCTTGGCAAGAGTGAATGTATTACTTTCACAAAGGCGTTTTGTGAGTATGTAACCAGTCATGGATACAAGGCGGGCATTTATTCTAATATCGACTACCACAAGAATATGTACACTGATGAACTGATTTCACAATACATTTACTGGTTGGCAGATTATACTGGTGATCCCGATTACCCTTGTGTGTTCCACCAGTACACAAGCAAGGGTTCAGTGAACGGTATTGCCGGAAATGTTGACCAGATCGGAAGAGC